GTTTTACTAAAGTTTGTAAATACTTTTCCAGGATCTTTTACATCTTGTATAGTTTGTGTTAAAGATATAGTTTCATCTTTAAATAAATCTAACCTAGTATAATTTGTATCGCTAGGTTCTTTAACATATAATTGAATATCATTCATTATCTAATATTACTAATCATATCAAAGGCATATTCTGCAGTAATAGTATATTGTACTACTTTATCATTTATACCTGTTTTAAATGTTTGTTGAGTATCAGTTATATTAATTGGAACTGTTTGTTCTGATCCACCTTCTTCTTTTCTTATCCATACTTGCTCACTTACTAATAATTGTTTTATAGCTTCATTTACATTATCATAACTCATAGGTGGAGTGTTTAATATAATTGTTTCGTTAGCTAGTGTATTAAACTGTCTAATAGAATGTTTTTGTTTATCGTATTTAAAACTGCTATCAGCTATATTTCTTTTAAATGTAGTTTTACTTACATTAATGTTTTCTGTTGTTCTACCATTAAAATAAAAGTCTTGTAAAGCTCCATATTTATTTACAAATGTTACTTTATATGCTGTATGTTTGTTGCATACTCTATTTATAACAAATGCAGTAGATATTGTAGTGTGATTTGTAGCTGATGCGCTAAATGTATCATATACTATTGAAACGCCATCCCAATAAGGAATTACACCTGCAGTATTGTCTGGGTAATATAATTGAGTATTATCTTGTAATACATCATTTGTTGCTACTGTTTTAGCGCTATTTTGAGCTGCTACACCTAACCCTTCCATAAATTCATAATACCCATCTAAACCTGTATGAGATATACTTACAGCATTACCTACTTGTGTTGGAGCGCTACCTGTATTTATATCATCAACTGTTTCGCTTTTAAATGTTAATGTACCAGTAATTGCAATAGTTTGACTAGTATAATTGTTGTCAAATTGTACATCTATATAATCTCTACATAGGTCTGCTATTTCAAATGCTACAGTTCCAGTTTCTTGCCCACTAGTACCAGATAACACAGTATCTTTACTCATTTCAGATATTTGTGTACCATTTACAGATAATGTTAGTGTAGCACTTTTTGCTACGTTAGGACTTACATAAGGTTGACTATGTGTTTCGTAATACGGACTTCTTAATAATATTGTTGCCATTATATTCTTTTAATTATATCTGCTTCTATCATCGCTTCAATCATTTCAATTACCATATCATCACTAAATATATCTTGTAGATCTTGCGGTAATTTTTTAAACTCATTAACAAAAGGTATAGTAAAAAAATTGTTTGCTCTTATACCTTTTTCATAAATACTTCTAGCAATTACATAACCTATTTGTTTGTAGTTACCTTTAGTAAATTGTCCTTGTGCATTTCTAAATCTTATGTTTCTAGCTTTTGCCCAGTTCTCAAATAATTCTGAATATGGCATTTTAGTTTTAAAGCTATAAGGTGTATTCTTATTTACTCTATAATTACTTTTAGTACCTTTTACACCTTTGTCAATGTAATCACCATAATCTTCCATAAATAAACCATATGCAATACCACTACTCTTTTCATATAGTTTTTTATACTGTATGCTATTGTAAAGTTTTTTAGTGTTGTTTATAGGTCGCTTTTTACGTTGTAGCTTAGTACCTTTACTTAGATTCTGTCTAGCTTGTTTTTTAACAGCTTTAAAGAATTGTTCTATCCTTGCATTAAACTTATCGCTAAAAGCTAATTTACTTAACATATATATTGATCATTAGGTAATTCTATTTCTAGATCTGCATTCCATCCTGCTAAGTTATTTTCAAACCTATCTACAAATGGTTCACAAGTAGGATCATTAGTTAATTTATATCCTGTTGTGTGCAAATCACCAAATCTTAATTTTTGTATTAATAAATTTAATACGCCTAACTGTGTGTTTAATATGTCTTGTTCGTCTGTGTTTTTTCTAAACTTATCTGTTTCTTGTTCTTTACTAGTATCTTTTATATCCATAACAAGTACTGTAATATTATATACAAGTGTTTGTTCAGTTGATACTACATTGTTTACTATAAAGTGTGCTAAAGGAAATATAGTTTGCTTTGCTAAGTCTACATCTGATATATCACCTATAGTAACTGTTTTAGTTATATTGTTGCTTAGTAGTGAACTTTCTAGCGCTTCGCTTAGTAAGTAATACGATCTAATGGCTACGTTTTCTGGCATTGGCTTTTAATTCTGCTTGTTCTACTTCGTTTTTCTCTTTAATATATAATAATACATTTAATGATTTTAATAATCTTTCTTTAGTGATATTCTCGAATTCTGTAATACGTCCTTGAGCGAGTTCGAAAATTGCTGAATACCATCCCCATCTTTTGGAAAACTGTGCTGACCTGCCATAAGGTTGTTCATTTGTTCCTCCGTTAAATAATCCATCATATTGCTCGACAACTCGATTCCTAAACTGTAAAAAAAAACCACCGCACTAATACAAACATCTAATGGCATATCTTTCATTACATCGCTTTCTTTAGCATCATAATCTATTATATCATATTTGTCTTTATACTTTTGTTTAATAGGTCTATATAATACATTCATAGCTTTATGCATATCTTGCCAGTCTTGCATATATGTTTCTATATCTATATACTCACCTAATGATATATCTTCTAGTAATGGTATAAAACCATATTCTTGGTTGTTTAATGTAAATCTGTTTATTAACTCTGGCTTTATATCTAACAGCTCGTTAATTATCTTAACTATTTCATTAATGTCTGTTATCTTTATTTTGAATGTATCTTTAAGATCTATACCACAAAATATTTCTATCATCTTTTGTGCTACAAACGTACCATCACCATTATCTTTTTGTACTTTGATAAAACGTTGATACTGATCTAAAGTAATCTCATTTAGTTCTGTTGGTACATCTATAGAAAGTTTCATAATAATATAATACCAAATTTAACTTTTTTTCATTAAAAAAGGCAGCCATCTCCGAACTGCCTCAATAACCAATTATATGAAAAAAGAAAATTTATGAAGATGTAAGCTGGTCTTTTATTATTTTAAAGTTTATATTGTCTTTATGTAATTCAAAGTGATCGTGCTTTATTGGATCATTAAATGCATCTTGTACAAATAAATCCTCTAGTTGTGATATATCTAGAGATTTTAAGAAATCTAAATCATAATGACCGAATACTTTATTTAAAGCTATCATTGTATCTCTGTATGATTTTGTTTCCATTATAGATTAGTAATTATGTTATCTAATACTACTAGTAAAATAGCAGCTAACCATATAACTGCTATATAAGATATGTTTAGTAATGTCTGTTTCATATCTCTAAGTTAATAACTATATTTTAATTATCAAAATTATTTAATAACTTTTTTTTATTTATATTTGTTATATGATAACATACGATTTTGAACTAAAAAGAAATAGCGGTGGACATTATTATTATTCTACTGAAATAGTACAACTAGTACATAGATACGCAAATGAAAACAATATGACATTTGAGAAAGCTTTACAAGATATTCAATATGAATGGGAAGAATTTCATTGTAATTGCTGTGCTAAACCATTAACAGAATATGGTAAACATTCATACGATTCTAGTATGTATTGTTCTAGTTGTGCAAAAAAACTTGGTTATACAAATGATTATCTATGGACTTTAGTTTGTAGATTTTCTTTATATTATCTAATAGCATACTTACCATAGTTTGGTTTACTCATTAAACTATAGGTAGCATATCTTGTAGCATCAGGTAAATGATCTGCACCTTCATTAGGTACATTAGTTAATCTATTAGCTTTATCTTTCTTCCACCTGTAATCTCTAAACTCTCTTATAGCATTTACAGATGTTTCTGTTATATGTAGTTTGTATCGCTTTAATAGATCTATACCAGCCATTATACTATTTTGTCCTTTAACACTAGGTCTTATATTGTTTCCCATTCTTCTAAGCTCGTCTATTAAACGAACTTCTGCTGAATCACCAAAACATAGCTTATTGTCTTTATTATGCTCTAGAAAGAATCTATGTATGTCTGCAGTAGTCATCATAGTTCTATATAATAATTCATTTATGTATAAGCTGTGATCTTTCTGATATACCTCTACTGCAGCTGTAGGATCATTAGTATAACCAAAGTCCATACCTATAGATAAGAACTTAGCATCTTCTGGTATTTTATTTATAGTTACAAAGCTAAATATTTGTGTTCTGGATAATGCTCTCTCACCTAAACCGAATACTTGCCAATATTCTTCATCAGTTTCTTTTAGTCTTTCTAATTCGTGTACTAATGTTTTATCTATAAATGGATTGTCTTTATATGTAGTCTTATAAAATATAGCATCATCTCTAGTTTCTACTTTATCATATATCCAATGGTTAGCTTCTGATGGGTTATAGTCTATTAGTATCTGACCTTCTGTTCTAAATATTAATTGTTGCCAACTATCCCAATCTATTTCATTACATTCATTAACAAATAATAAATTTCTTTTTCTACCACGTATCTTAGCTGGTTGATCTAGTGATATGAACTCTATAGTATTGTTGTTTAAATAGTATTCGCTATTACTCTTATTATGATCCTTTTCGCTGTATAGATCATACTCTTTAAGTATATCTAAGAAGTCACGCATTACTGTACCTCTAAGCGATGGAAATGTTTTACGACAAATAGTTATTATATGATTCTTATTCTGTGTGCAGTAATCAAATATAATCCAGATAAGTATATTAAATGTTTTACCAGATCTAGAACCACCTTGTTCTATTAGTATCTTCTTATCTGACCTGTGAAAGTTATAAGCGTGATTAAATACGACATTAGTCTGTACTTGGTTCATTATCTTTTACGACTACTTCAAATAAAGGTACATCTTGGTTTAGGGTTATATCTTGTGTTTCTCTAGGTTTACCATAATAATAATTAGCAAATAGTTGTGCAAACTTATAGTCACCTTTCTTTAACCCATCGTGTAATACTTGGATAAATAAATCTTCCATAGGTGATAACTTGTCTAATAGCTGTAACTCATCTGCTTTAGACTTTCTACCTGATCCTTCTCTTTTACCACCCCAACTCATAATTATCTTTTTTTACCTTGACCTCTGTATTTCTTTTTCCAACCTGGTTGATTCTTACTTGCGTTCTTACTATGTACTCCTGGTCTTTTCTTTTTAGACCTCTCTACATAAGTACTAATTAACTTTCTAGCCAACTTGAAAAAACTTGATTAATCAATAATATAATACTTTTTTTTATATTTTTTTAGTACTCCCATTCAGTTTCATCTAAAAATAACTCATCTTTTATCATAGCATCTATTTGTGCAGCTATCTTTATTAGAGTATCTTCTGGTAAGTATTTTAGTTTAGATTTAATAAATGCACTCGTATTCGCTCTGTTTTTAAAGTCTGGTTTAGCAAATAGATTATCAAACCAATCTTGCATTCTTTTATTGTTATGCTCATACACTTCAAACATCTTTACAGCGTGGCAAAGTGTAGCACTATCCATATTGAATCCTAATTTATTAAATGTTATAATTATATCTCTATTACGTAGTTTGTAATAGTTTTTAAGTATATGTACAAAAAAAGCTCTAGCTTCTACGTACTCTGTTTGTCTGTTTTTCTCTAAGAAGTTAATACCTGTAATCTTCTTAACCTCTCTTGCTATTTTGTATGTTTCTGTCATAGTCTACTAAAATATTAATATTTTTTGATATATCAAAGGTTTATTTCTATATAATAGTCGTCTAGTTCGGCTTCGTCTTGCTCAAAGTGATTTGCATAAACATTAAGTGCATATGCTACTTTATCTCTACCACTTTGTATAAATTCTTTGCTTACAGGGTTACTTATGCCTATATCTCTAGATCCTTTATCTATTACTACAAATCTAAAGTTAGGTACATTAAATATCTCTGTATATAGATATGCTTGTACGTCATAGTGAAAGTTGTATGCACTATGCTCAAAACCTTTTATATTACTTGTAGTTTTAAGATCACATACATAATCATCACATATAACATCTGCTTTAGCTCTAAATGGTTGTCCTTGTACTAATGCTACACCTGGATATTCATTCTTACAACCTTTTATTATTTGCATAGCTGGTTCATTACGGTAGAATGCTTCTGCTAATCTTTGCGCATCTTCTTTCTCTTTTATAGTAAATACTTCACCGTGCTGCTCTTTTGCTAGTTTATATTTGTTAGTGTTTTTGCTTTGTACATCTACGAATATTTGTGATTCGAATACTTCTGGTTCTAATATACAAGTATGAAACAGCCAGCCATCTCTTAGTGCTTGGCTTTTAGGTGAACCATACTTCATTACATTGTAATATGTTTTAGGTGATTCTAATAATAGTTTTATCGAACTGCTACTAAATGCAAACTTATGCATAAAGCCATAGTAAAATTCATCATCTACCATTTTAGATAATAGTTCTGTTTTGTCGTAATGTTTTCCGTCTAATAGTTTTATTTGTGTATCCATAAGTATATCAAGTATTATAAGATCCAATTATTTATTTTTCTCTATATATTTCTGTAGGTTTGCTAATGCTCTCCAGGCTACTTTAGCATCGTGTGGTAAGCCATCATCATCTAGTGTACCGCAATCTATTAAATGTCTTGCAAGTGCATCTAATTCATCTGTAGATTTACTTCTATCCCAATGTAATGGTTTATCAGGATGGTGTTGTTGGTTTCCTATATAACTAACCTGTGCTACCATTTTAAGTGCATCAGGAAAGTATCTAACTACACCAGAGTAAACAGGTATTTCTTTTCGTTTTTGATGTTTTGTTTTCTTCATAGTATTTCTTCTGTTAATCTATATGTAAGTATTATTTCTAAATCACCACCTTGATACTTATATGTTTTAGCTTCCATAGTAAAGCGAAATA